TGAGCGGCGCACCGATTGCTACTACCGTGCCATCACTATTGAGGCTGACGCTAGTGCCGCTTTCGTCACCTGCGGCTTCGCCATTGATATCGGTACCACGTTGAACCCATGAAGTTCCGTTCCAAGAGTAAACTCTAACGTGACCCGCATTAGACCCATTGCCATCGTTGCGCGGCGCACCGATTGCTACTACCGTGCCATCACTATTGAGGCTGACGCTAGTGCCGCTTTCGTCACTTGCGGCTTCGCCATTGATGTCAATGCCGCGTTGAATCCATGTTGTTGGAATCAATGTGCCTAAGATTTTATTTGTTAAAAATTGTCTTCTTGCAGTAAACATTATGGCGTATAGTTCTGTGAGAAGTTTCCGTACCAATTTGTACCATCGCTGACAAATGAAATAATATCCATTTTACTAGCCGTAGTTGTGATTGTTGGAGCAGTACCGGCAGGCCATTTTGCTCCAGTAAATGTTGCTGTAAAGCTTCCAGCACCAGTTCTTAAAAATACTGTGAAGCTTTGTCCAGCAGTAGCAGTTGGCATTGTAAATGTACAGTTTCCAGTTAGTGTATAATTTTGAATTGTTCCATTAGTTAATGCTATTGTTTGTAGTGTGCCAGTATTACCAGCATTATTATATCCTTCAATAATTGGACCAATAAGGCGCGTAGAACCAACTACATGAAGCTTTGAAGATGGCGCGTTTGTTCCAATTCCAATGCTGTCCGCGCTAGCATCTGTGAAAAATAGATTAGCATCTGTATCACCTTCCACTCTAAAGTCAACATTAGCACCAAGATCATTGAAGATAATATTTCCACCTTCAACATTTAATCTGGCAGTTGGACTTGTGACACCAATGCCAACATTGCCAGCAAAATGATTATCTGCGGTTCCATCCATATAGCAATTCCATCGTCCGGGCGAGGACGAAAGAGCGCCACGAAAACCAATATTAGTAGTAGCTCCGGTCAGTGTGCTATCGGCAATAAAACCTACCTGATTTGTTATTGTACCACTTAATATACCGGTGGACGGATAGAAGTGATAGAGATTGGTGGCCGCTGCTCCTGAATCAATAGACGGGCCTGTTCCGACCCCAACAAAAGTTTGTACTCCTGACTGAATTGATCCGCGAATGGTGATTCCACCAGCAACGGGTACGCCAGTAACTGATCCATCAACTACAAATCTATAGAAGCTAGACGGCACACTGCCAAAACCAATATATCCATTGGAACCAATACGTAATCTTTCTACTCCGCTTGTGCTAATACCAATTGTATCTTCTGCAATACGATATAGTCCAGTATTTATGTCATTAGCAAAGCTAAACGATGGTGAGCCAACAGATCCATCTCCAACGTCTACTCCGCTAGAGAATATGCCACTTCCAACGACATGTAATTGTGCGGTTGGAGAAGAAATACCAATACCAATATTGTCTAAGTTTTCATAAATATTACTATTTGCTAATTCGTCGGAGGATACTGACATATTTGTGAACCATGCTGTGTCTCCACTACCAAGATAGTTCATTAACCAACCGAGTTTAATTTTTGTTGTTCCCGGCGGAAACTTAGAGTATTCATTAGTCCCTGAGTAATCGGTACCTCTCATGACTCCTTCGTAAGTAGTCCACGTTGTATTTAATGACTGATCCCAAAGTATATTGTATTTTTGACTCCCTCCAGCAGATCCATTACTTAAATACGTGCCAGATGGAACTGTACCACCAGACCAAGGAATTCGTAAAGTAATGGTATTATTAGTAAAATTGATGCCGCCTGGATTCCAAGCGTTGTCGGTATAGTTTCTTGAATATGTTAACGGAGGATATTGATATCCAAAGCTATTTACATAATTCCATAAAATAATAGATCTTAGATGAGTACTTACTCCAGCTGTACCAGAATTGTTCCAATTTGCAGCATTGGTAAGATATACAATAGTATCTCCATTTTTTAATTCAGCAGCAAGTGTGGTTAAAGTATTTGCACGATACATATGATGTGTAGACATAATAGGATTATTATCTATATCATAACAAGCGGTCATTATGTAATATTTACCGGTACCGTTTAAAGATTTAGCATCGACCGTCATCTTGTAATTTTTATTAGGCATAACTGGCATAAATTCATCAGTATACACTATGCCGTTACCAACGAACTTAAAAGAGCCAGAAAAATTATTGACATCTGGCCCTTCATAAACAAATGAACTAAAATTGGTATTATTTCCTAGAAAAGCATTACCATTAGTAAGTAAATTATCTCCTCTAGATGCAACATAGGTTTTAGTTGTTCTATCAGATAAGTCTGTTGCAACATTACTAGTTAGTCCCTTAATATAACTTAATTCAGTTAAAGATGGATATGTTGCGGTTGATAATGAAACAACGTTTTTGTTTGAATCAAAAGAAGCTATTGTGCTTGCTGTCTGATTACCAATATTTAGTCCGTTGGCAAAAATACCACTACCAATAACATGTAGCTGTGCAGATGGAGAAGATGTGCCAACGCCAACATTTCCAGAACTTGTTATACGCAATCTTTCAAAATTATTAGTTCCTATAATAACATCTCTAGCAACACTAAAAGTTCCTATAGCTAAATTACCAAAAGTAGATATTAAACCCAACGCACCAGAACCAGCATTAAAAATAGAGCCAACATTATATCCAGAACAATAAGCAATCAATCCTCCAAGATTAGTAGTATTATCATATAAATAATGGCTTAAAGGACTAGTATTAACTATCTGCGTCTGTCTTATATTAGGATTAGTTGCGCTTAAATGTAATTTTGCTGCTGGAGAACTTGTTCCTATGCCAATTTGATCAGAACTTGCATCTATAAATAATAGGTTTGCATCTGTGTCACCCTCTGCTCTAAAGTCAAAATTGTCTCCATTATCATTAAATACAAAGTTTCCATTAAACGTTTTATTACCAGAAGCCACCTGATTACCAAATGTATTTAATAATTTGTCATCTCTAATGAACTGATCATTAGTCATAGTTCCATTTAAGGTAAAGTCTGTTTCATCAGTAGTAATCGTAATGGCATAATTTGCACTATTACTAAAAGTAGTTTCATTAGAATGGCTTGTGTTAATTTCTTTAATGTAAGCCTTTGGATATCTAAACGTAGAAGCTGGAGTAATCAAAACAACGCTACGTGTGCCAGCAAGATTTCTTCCCCACCTAACGCTACTAATTCTACTGGGATTATTTGTTAAGACGCTACGATTTAAATTCGTAGTTGTATAGCCTGTAATAGTTAAATTTGTTGTCTTTAATGCTGTGGCACTATTATTATCATATTCATTGATTACTAAATCCATAGTCCACATTGTAGTTGTCGTTACTGGCAATTCTACTCGTAGTACTCCAGAAACATTATCATTTGAGTTAGCATAGTGAAGAATATCTGTATATTTTCTAAAATGTGACGTAGTTGCTGTAGATGTTGTAAATCTTCTGAATGATAAGTTATCTGTAGTTATTCCACTAGAAATAATTCCACTTCCAACGACATGTAGGTCTGCTGTCGGAGCAGTGATTCCAATACCAACATCTCCAGCAAAGTAATTAGTTGCTGTACCATCCATATAGCAATTCCATCTGTTGTCACCAGATGGTATTGATGAGCGGAAACCATAATTTGAAACACCAGAAATCATATTTGGATCAACATAAAATCCAACGTGATTAGTTACTACTCCACTATATGCACCTTGCTGTGCAACATAATGTCTTAAGCTTCCTATGCTGGTGTTAGCATCTATAGTTGGGCTAGATACATAGCTATAAAGATTAGTTACGCCAGATTGAGCATTCACGCCAGCAAAATATACTAAATTACTACCAGCTGTAGAAATGTTTCCACCAACAGAAAATACATTCGCATTAGCCCCGGCGTAGTTAATACCAATTCTGCCATCCGGTCTAATTCTAAGGCGTTCAACTCCACTAGTACTAATTCCAATAGTGTCATCAGCAATACGGTAGAATCCTGTATCGACATCATTTACAAAACCTATAGACGGTACACTTGCTGAACCATCTCCCACATCTATTCCACTGGAGAATATACCGCTTCCAACAACATGTAGCTTAGCTGTTGGAGTAGTTGTGCCAATTCCAACATTGCCACTATTATTTACGACTAAAATATTTGTACCATCTTGTGTGGCAAGCTGTATACTGCCGCTCACTGGTGGTCGTAATGTTAAATCGGTACTAGTAGATATAATACGCGATAGTATATTGCCAGAAAAATCTGAGAATACTAAAGTAGCATTATTGTCGCTACTTCTACCACGAATATCAATACCTCTAGCAGTAGCTGATGGTGATAAAGCCGTAATAGTTGCAGCATCGGTGGAAGATGTAGCATATGCTATTAACCTACCAGTTGCATCAATACGTAGTCTTTCAACTCCAGACGTTGTAATGCCAAGATTATCTATTGCTGGTTTAAAGAAGCCAGTATCTGTATCTGTGCTATCGCCTAAATATAAACCGGGAGTAGCCGCTGAACCACCATTAACTACAGCAACTTGAGCATTAGCAAACACGCTTAATCTTCGTGTTCCGCCTGTAGAAAAGTGTACTTCTTTTTTGGTTGCGTCAAAATACATGCCAGTATCTGTACCGGCTGGACCAATAATTGCTGGCGCTGTCGCGCTTCCTTCTAAAACTTTAATTACTCCAGCAACATCTAGTTTAGATGATGGGGTAGAAGTTCCAATGCCTATCCGGTCTGTACTGGCATCTACAAATAATAAGTTAGGATCGGTGTCTCCTTCTACTCTAACATCGTAATTGCCGCCATCTTCATTAATGATAACGCCGCCACGAACATCAAGTTCCGCATTTGGCAACGCAGTATTTATTCCAAGTCTATTGATAGGATATCCACTATTACCGATATTAACATATGGCCTATCATATACTGTGGTGTCTGTTGTATAAGCTGGCCCAATAATTAATTTACGGAAAGAGGATGCGCCAGTTGTAGACGTACCAATAGTTGTAATTTTAACTTTAAGGCTATTTCCGGTAGATGTTCTGTGCGCTATTGTAATATAAAATCTTTGTGTAACTGAATTCCATCTTAAGTCACTAATAGCAAAATGCGCACCAGTTAAGCCTAATACTTCTGTATAGGAAGTGTCATTCATATATATAGTGCCATTATCACCGGTAGCAGTTCCTACAGCTAATACCTTTGTGAGCTTGCCGATAGAATTTGCCATGGACCAAGTTCCAGCGGCTTCAATTTTTATTGTACCACTTAATACATTGTTGGTATCAAAATAAATATCGTATTTTTCATTGGCAACACCATTAGTAAAAACTAAATCTTGTTCTACTTCATATGTTCTTTCCGTTGGAATTGATGTTGGATGTTGATTATGAAAATATGCTTCTGGAGATGAATCTCCTAGGCCAATATATCCATCTTTATTAATTGACATTTGTATTGCAAGAATACCACTATTGGCTGTACGAAAATGCATTGCGCCATTAGCTTCGGTGCCGGGACTATCGGAGGTAACATAAATATTACCAACTATAGTTCCAGAGGAGTTTACAGTACTTATATTACCAATGTCCGTAGCGCCATTATAATTACCTTTTAAAATTAGCTGGCTGCGAGTATTGCCCTCTGTACATATCGTTGTTGTGCTAGAAAGGCCAGAAACATGCACTCCATATACTGGGCTTGATGTGCCAATACCTAATCTATTTTCACTAGCATCAACAAATAGAAGATTTGGATTACTAGTTCCCTCAACTCTAAAGTCATAATCACCACCAGCATCATTAAATATTACATTTCCACCTTCAACTTGAAACTTTCCTGAAGGCAAAGATATACCAATTCCAACATGTTTATTTACAGTATCAAAAACGCATACATCTGATAAATCTGCCGCCTCCATGGCAATGCCAGTATCATAAAATCTAATATCATTACGACGAATCACAGACGATGCAGCAACGCTATATGAATGATGATCTATTAAACTTCCGGCACCGGTAGAGCCACTTTGACCAAGAGTGACTAATAATGATTGTATTTGGCCTTCGGTTGGGGATACTGGAGTAGATCGCTGAAAAGTAGCTGCGTTACCATCTGGAGTAGGTAGTCCATAAGGAAAGGTACTTGTAACTGTTAAAACGCTACCACTAGCAGCAGAAATTGACAAATTACTATCAGTACTCGCTACGCTAGACCATGACAAATTGCCAGAACCATCTGTCTTTAAGTACTGGTTAGCAGATCCATCAGTCGTTGGCAAACTATATGCATTATTGACTCTTAATCCATTTACATATCCTACTCCAGCAAGATATAAATTTCTAAATGCCAAAGAGCTAGATCCAACATCATAAACATTATTATTCACTGGCAAAAAATGACCACTGCCAGTAATCTGTAACTTTCCCGTGGCAGTTTCACTATTAGCTGTAGCAAAAATTAAAGATGTAGGATTAGCAGTAGCAGTAAAATCTGCTTCTGCTTGAGCATAAATTCCTGCACTTACAAGCAATGCGTCAGACCCACTAGTTTCACTAGAGGCCGCAAATGATAGCCTACCTAATATGTCTCCAGATACGATATCATTATCAGATGTCTGGAGAGTTATTGATTGTGCCATTAGACTATAAACCAGTTTGTTCCATCAGAAACGAATGTTAATGATTCATACTGATAATATAGAGCCTTAGATGTTGCACCATCTATAGTCTCTGTTCCATTCCTTGCGACAGTAACGGGACCGGCCCCGCTGTCTGTCTTTTTGACAATAACTAATTTGCCACTAGCCGGTGCTGGTAATTTAACAGTAATGCCACCAGCGCCGCCGACAACAAGATTGATGTCTGATGTAATTACTTCATTATTGCTAAATGATGAATCTACTGTTCTACTAATCTTAGATTCTGTTACTGCTCCATCTGCTAGTTTAGCTGTTGTAACATTAGCATTAAGAATCTTTGATGTTGTTACTGAATCAGCAGCAAGTTTTGCATCCGTTACAGCTAAAGCCACAATCTTGTCTGTACTTACAGCGTCTGTAGCAAGCTTAGCGTTTGTAACATTAGCGTCAAGAATTTTAGATGTAGTAACTGAATCAGCAGCAAGTTTAGCGTCGGTTACTGATAGTGCCGCTAATTGCGTGGTACCAACTGCTCCAGCAGCAATTTTAGAGCTAGTAATACCGCTATCCTTAACTCGCACTGCATCAGAATTGATTTCTAATGTAGAATTATCTACGTTTAGATGTACCGTAACAGTATCAGTTGCGCTAGCAACTGTTGAAAGACCGCTACCACCAGCCACAGTAAACGTATCGCCATTAGAAATAGTCTGACTAGAACCACTATCACCAACTACGCTGAACGACACGCCAGTAGGTAATGCATAATGGTTTGTGCCATCATTAGTAAATTTCCACTGATCTGTACCTTCGTCATAGTAGAATTTAACATTAGCAGCATCACCACGCTCAACTTCGATTCCTGCGTCTACGGTGGGAGAACCAGTAACGTTCTTATTAAGAAGAATAAGATTGTCTTCAACGGCCAAGGTTTCTGTATTAAGAACAGTCTGTGAACCTTGTACAATAAGATCTCCAGCGATAGTGACGCTAGATGCAAAGTCTACGTCGCCATTACTTTTAATAGTAAGAGCATTAGAAGTTCCAGCACTACCAACTGTGCCACTATTGGCTAAAAGTACATTATTTACTAATAGTCTTGAATTTGAACTATCGTATGAAAAGCTAGATGTAGCTTCATATTTTTGGTCTGTAGCTGGGTTGCCAAAAAAGACAACTCCAGATGGCACAAGTGGACTATCTTGTGATGGGAAGTAGGACATTGTGTGGGTACTCCGGTGGGATGGATTAATCTATAGAATAATACACTAAATTATATACCAGTTTAGACTATCTGAAACTAGGGTAATAGATGAATTTTTATATTCTAAGGCTATACTTGCAGTAGAATCAACAAGATTTGATCCTTGTGGAACAATGGTGACTTTGTTGTTGTCTGTTTTATTTTTTAGTTTTATTACAATTTCTTTTCCAGTAGCGTCGGCAGCAAGTGGTAAAGTAAGAGTTATATTATTAAAAGAGCAATCTGTTAATACAACGTCATCAGTCACTAAAATGGTAGTATTTTGCGTACAGGTCTTGATTTGTTTGCGATCAGAAATTATAACTGTTCCATCTGGTAAATTAATACCAACATATGATCCATCTGGACCAGTTGCAAATCCTTGTGAATCTAGTAAAAATACTTTATTAGCAGGATAAGAACAAAAAACAATAGAAGACCCAACTAAATTAATCCGCTGATTACTATTAGAACTAGTATAGATTTCATCTCTTGAAATACTGTTGGTGGCGGCAATATATGTGCCAAGCCCTATTTCAAAATTAGCTCCATTTTCAATTGTATAATATGTGGTGTTTCCATCACCAATGGCATTTGCAAAAGACTGAAAGCCCGGTAAAGTCTCATATAGGGCGATATATTGACCGTTGCCAGCCGTTATTGATACTTCTTTAACCCTATCAGCTATTTTAAACATTTTGATCCTTTTCTGCTCTATATATAGCTATTTTAATAAGCTTCTTGGCCCCGTATAAGAAAAAAGGCAGATTTCTTCGCTCTGCCTCTTCTTTTAGCCAAAGGGCTATAGTATCTATATTATCTTTACACCATTGTATGCCACGCTCGTTCATCTCTTTTGCTCTGGCATTACAGGCACAGGTAGGCGAAGCTGTAATTCCAATCAATTTTAACAGTTTTTTTAGCTCTGTTCCAACGCCATGCTCAATAATTACTTGATTATTAGAAGAGATTTCTGTGGCATCGTTTTTAGGTCTTGGGTATTTTTCGTGTGTAACATCTATAGTCCATTCATCGCCATTTTGTGATACTACACATGGCATAACCTCTTCTAGAGTATAACCACGCTCAAAACATCTAGCAATCAAATATTTTTTATGTGCTGTAATTAACATTATTATACATCCTCAACAGTTACAGTTAAATTAAATGGGGCAAGTGGTTTTTTGGTAGTAGTTGTTGTACTTGTGGTTGTCGTTGTAGTAGTTGTTCCCAGCGTAACATTGCCAGTGATTTTAAGACGTTGATCATTAACGCCACCTATTATACTTGTGCCGCCACCGGGTGGCATTGTCAAATAAATTCTTAAACGAGATGTTGGTAAATTAAAAAAGACGTTCGTAATATGTGGATTAAATTCTGTAGTAAGAATTCTTTGCAATATATATCCGGGGGTTGTTGATATAATAATATCTTGATAAGATTCAACATTTGGTTGGCTGATAAATACTACAGTCGCGGGTGTAAGTGTATTTGGAACTTGGTTGTCTATGTGTAGCGTATATTGAACTGGTGGCAAAGTTGTTGTTGTTGTAGTAGTTGTTGTAGTAGTTGTTGTAGCAGCAGTATATCCAGTTAAAATAATATTATTTGCTAGACTACTAGTGCCTCCAACAGCTGGGACACGGAAAAGAGTATTAATATTGGCAGAACCTCCATTTATGGTTTTAGTAACACTAATAACATTAATATTATCAGATGTGGCGCTTAGATCAAATAAGCCATAGCCAGCCGCAGCTGTCAACACAAAGCTTTTATTTATAAATGAGTTACGAGGACCAATAAATGTAAGACTATTTTCACTTGTTGTAGTGTTTGGAACATTGTTCGTGATGCCCAAGATATATGTAACGGGCGGCAATGTGGTTGTTGTTGTAGATGTTGTTGTTGTCGTAGTAGTTGTACGTAAAACTGTTAGATTAGCCTGATTGCTATATAATATAGCTGGTTCTACAATAGCTGATCTAAATTTATTATTGTTAAGGTCTAAGCTTGCTACGCCAGACATGAATATAATATTTGTATTAGGACCAAGCTTTTGTGGAGATATTTTATTCCAAGAAGATCCATTGTTTTTAGATACTTCCCACCAATATTGAAAATCTTGTCCACTGGTTGTAGATGCGGAAAAAGAAAAATAAAATACTTCTCCCTCGTATACAGTTTGTCCAGATGGATGTAATATATAATAAACTGGAGGTATGGTTGTGGTTGTTGTAGTTGTAATTCTTGGCACATCATAATAATCTGCCATTGGTACACATAAAGTTTTGTAGCCGCTTATTGCTATTTCTGATGGCAATCTGTCACAACAGGGGTCATAACCATTATCACAAATGCTATGAATTTCAAGAATAATATTGCTATTCTGAAGATTTAAGTTGGTATTTGTATACAATACTATAGATGGTTTTTGATTATAATCTCTAGGTAATTTCATATTACTATCAATACTTCCAAGCACTTTGGTCGCAATGATTTTTTTAGTATGAAAATCCTTGATAAATATATGAAGAATATTTTGATACTCTATGTCCTGCTCAGTGTCAATATAAATTGTAATTGTTTTAGGGACAATAGATTGCTGAATATTTTCTGTAACAGTTACAAATTTCTGACCGCTATCTAGATTGATTGTAGAATTATGTATAAAATTTAAGTTAACCGATAAATCATCTGATTCTATTAAGCACTTTACTCCATAGTTAATATATGCGCCACCTTTTGGTAGCAGTATGGACCCACAAGGACATGTGGCTTGAACGCTATTAGTGTTATTTGGAATTGATGTCATGGTAATGGTTGCTCAGAACTAGAACATAATATTGTATCTAGAGTTTCATAGTGAACTACATCTTGACAATTGCCATTTGCGTCTGGAGATGCACAGTCAGCAAAGGCTATAGTTGGTATGGCTGCACATTCTGGTGCGAATTTTGCTGATGGTGTCATACCATAGTAATTAGTTGCTCTATTTAATAGTTGCTGTGCCGTATAATTACTACAACAACTTTCAAGTACAACCTCATTAGTACTTTGTGACAAATTAGGCTCGCAATCACCAGATGTTTTTTGACACTTAAGAGTTTGCTTGCACAAAACATAAATTAATCCATCGCATGGTCTTGGGGTTGTAGGAGGAATTGTTGTTGTGGTTGTTGTTGTGGTTGTAGTTACAGCTTCACCGTCTATTACAACGGTAATTTCTCCTCCGTCTAAAGGCATGTAATCTAGTGAAAAACAATATCGATTTAAAAATTGATTGTTTCCACCGTACCACCACGCAAATACGGGACACGCAGTAAATGGTGATAATCTGGCACATAAATTTATTTTAATTCCATTATTATCAAGAACATAAATATCAGGAACATTGACAAAGAATAAGTTTGGTGCGTTTGCAAAAATATCTACCCCAAACTGTCCACCAAGATCACACCTAATTTCACGATTAAATCCTCCTATCATATTTACTCTGTTGGTAGACACATAACCATTTTGAATTTTGTTAACTATATTTACAGTGTAGGTAAATACTGGAGGTGGCTCTGTAGTGGTAGTGGTAGTAGTTGTGGTTGTAGTGGTTGTGGTACTTGTTGTTGTGGTAGTGGTAGTGCTTGTACCAATAAAAGCAACTAAATTAATTCTATCGTCATCTCTACTTAATTTATTGTCTTTGTTATATGTCAACACTAAAAATGTGCTTACATCTGCGCCATCACCGTTGGTCTTAGCTGATAAACATCTAGGAGGAGCATCGCTTTGTGTCGCGTAGTCCCAATATCCAGCACCAGCATTAATATTGCCGCCTTTAAAATATGCGGCCTTATACCACTCATTTTCACTTGGTATAAAATATGAAGCATTTGGTTTACGCTGTGGATTAAGAACATTGTCTATAAGAGAATATGCTCCATCTTCTGTTGTGGATGCATTTTGTATTCCAGACGGTCTATTATTATGTAACCAGTTTGTATATCTAACAGCTGAATACCAATTAACGAAATTTACTGGCTTGTTTGCCATGTTTAGTTTCGTTGTATATACATATGATCCACTCTGTCCGGTGCGAATAATGCCGCCTCTCGGATCTGATGTCATTTGTTCTACATATATTGAATTTGGATCTGAAGAGTTGGCAACATAATTTAAGAAGGTGGCGTATTCTATATTGGTAACTTCATACTTGTTAATAGAATAATTATGCACAACAGAACCATAGCCTGTATTGTCTGCCGCATTACCAATATTACCAACTGATACAAAGTTGTCTAATAAAAGCTTATTTGGTGGATTACCAGATGTTGCTACTCTAAAGCCGACGCCGCTACTGATGACTAGCGGATCTTCAAGTACTCTTATTATATTAGATAATTCGCTGAACTCTGAACTCCAATTACCTCCGCGAATAATTCGTTTATCTGCAAATAATCCTTCTGTCCATTCAGACACATTACCGCCCTGATCATATGTTCCATAATAAGATGGGCCACCATTAGTACCAACAGTGGTGACATTGCCATCAATAGAATTCCAATCTGCGCACTTATTAAAGTTTGCAAAAAACTGTTTAGAAATATCTACATCTCTAACACGAAACGCATCTGTAATTGGTGGAAAACTTTCTGTGCCAGATAACTGAAGCGTATTTGTATTTGGGCTATCTCCGGGTAGTATAGGGGTAAATGGGTCTGCATAATAAAACTCATTATATCCTTGATTGTGTTGATATGGAGCGATTCCACTAACTATCCAAAGTGAACCAACATCGGCATTTTCAGAAGATGCCCGCAGAGAATAATTAAGTGGACCAGACTTATTTACCTGAATCCATAATGCATTTGTATCTCCGTGTTGACCGCCAAGCCAAGCAACAACGGGATCTTCTGGAGATCCTTCACCTAATAAAGAATAATCTGCAAATGGTCTAATTATGCCATATGGAGCAGCTACACCCCAAATATTTGTATGATTTGCTCTCCAAGAGAACGCTGGACCAGAACCATCGAGAGGCTTAGATAATGGAGGATTGCATTTTATCATCTCTAGTCTATAGTCTTGCTCATAATCTGGAAATCTTTTTGGTCTAAAATAATCTTCTACAGCAACAGTAACATTATATATTCCAGTAGTTCCAGTGTCTTCTGTGAGATATAGATCTTTACCTTCTAGTACAAAAAAGTCTTTGCTTGGACCTTTTAGACTAACGGTATGTGGTCCACAATAGTCAAACAATTCTACTCTTCCAACTTTAAATTTAATATTGCGCTCTGGAGGCAATGTAGTAGTAGTTGTCGTTGTTGTGGTAGCTCTAGCAAAAATATCTGTATATAAATATATTGTAGCGTCTTCTTTGACCTCCCCGATCTGTGAGATTACGCCATCATATCCAACAAAAAGACCACTAGTATTAAGTCTGAATTGTTCTGGAATGGTATATGTAATACTATCCTGTGGAACGTTTTGTGAGAATGTAATACTGTCTGGAGCGGAATATGTGAGATTATCTGATATAATCAATGGTGATAGTTTATATAGACCGTCGTTATTGATAGTATATTGAAATGATCTTTTGCCGCGCAAAGACTGTAAGTAATGAAACCATTCGGATACTAATAGTCCAGCACCAAAGTTTGTAACAGTAGATATAATGCCAGACTGCCCAGCATTAGGCATACGAAGTCCACCGAATGGATTATAACTTGGAAAGAGAATATAAAGGGCGGCATCATTATCTGCCTGTGAAGTGTTATATGTATACCATGGATTCGCAATTACAGGAGAATAACCAATTGATGATACAAGCTGCGATAACTTATCATTAAATGGTTGATCCTCTGTATCTAATATTATAACTTTAGATCTATCTTTTCTATGTGACCAGTGTACTGTATTTAAAAATAGTCTTTGAAAGATAAGATCATTATCTATATCAAAGATAGAAATAGCTTTAGTGAAAGCTCCTATTCTTCCCCTTCCGGCTCCCTGCTCCCATCCAGCAAAACCTATTGAGTTAGCCATGATATTTCCTTAAAAAGAAGATCCTAGATCAAAAATATAGTAATATGTTATGCCAGAAAAATCATAATTGCTATTAAATCTAAATTGAGAAATATCTACGAAAGAAGAAATATCAAAGATTTTCCTATGAATAAGAGCGCCAGTAAATCTATTGAAGATACTTAAAAGCACAAAGCCATTAATGGTTTTTGTTGTGCAATCTATATCAAAATTTAGTTCTAATCTTTGCTGTGTGTCTATATTATAGACTAATGTTTGAAATATTGCATTGTTTGACGGTAGAGTTGTGCCTGCAAAGCATGAATAATAGTTATTATTACATCCAAGTAAATTGATACTATTTTTCTTATTAGAAATATATTCTGGAGCAAATGGCACCTTAGATATTAATATGCCTACTTTTTGGGTCAAATTAAATTGACAATTTGGTGATATAGTAGTCGTGGTAGTGGTTGTCGTGGTAGTTGTAGTAGACGTAGTAATTGGTGGCTGAGTTGTAGTAGTTGTAGTCGTTGTTGTAGTTGTGGTTGTTGTCGTAGTGGTGGTAGTAGTTGTAGCAACTGGTTTAATATATCTGATAATAACTATACCAGATCCACCAGAGCCTGCGTTATTTGAATTATTAGGTGCGCATCCTGCGCCAGCGCCTCCAGAGCCAGTATTAGGTGGTGCATTTTTTAATGTTCCATTGTTTGGACATGGGCTTCCACCGCCGCCAATGCCGCCAGCACCATTTACTGTGTCAGAACCGCCACCGCCGCCACCGGCATAATATTGCATATTACCATTACGAAAATCATTTTCTATACCATCGCCCCCGTTGCCGGTTGTATTAGGATTATTATATATTAACCAGCTTGAAGTAGAAGATCCAGATTTTTTGGCTCCACCGCCACCCGCTCCAGCTGTAGCTGATGTTCCATTAGCATTGCCGCCGCGACCACCTTGTATTCCAGAATTAAATCCTCCAGTACCATTACTATCAGCACCGGCACCGCCTCCGCTACCACCATTTCCAGCATCGTTGCGTCTAAATGAGCCTCCTCTGCCTCCACCTATAGCTGTAAAACTTTTAAATGATGAATTTGATCCATTTTGATTTTGCTGACCGCCTCTTCCGACTATAATTGGATATGTAGTCACTGAAAGCTTGGTTTTACCACTTAAAACTCCTCCAGCACCGCCTCCACCACCACCAGATGGTTGTCCACCACCGCCACCGCCAGCAACAATAAAATATTCAACTTCAAATACGCCATCTAATGTATCAAACAGTTCTCCAGAAAGTAATTCTACTTTTAGTTCGCCGTCTGTAAGAAAAGTGTGTGATCTATATATATCATAATCTGTTATTATACCTCCAGTAATATTAAACAAAATTGGTGGTATAGTTGTGCCGTCTTGAGGTCTAGTAACTGGACACGGTTGGCCGGGAATAGGAACTACAATAGACGATAATAGTTCTGTAGAGAATGGACTACTAGTGGTAGTGGTGGTTGTAGTAGTATTTGGCGGCAGAGTGGTAGTGAAGCTTAGAAAAGGATTGTTCGGCACATCTAAAAATTTGTCGTGCCGTTTGCCTGTAATGTCTGGTCTAAAACATTCTTTAGGAAAACAATCATCGCTCATTTAGCTACCGTAACTTACCCATAATGGCCTATATTCACCATTTACCTTTATAGCAATAACATAATCTTGTTTAGCAATTCTTAGTCTAGTGTCTCGATTGTGAATGGTTATAGTACCAGATTCACCCTGATTAAACGGTTTATCCTGCCATGCGTCACCAATTTTCACTTTAGGTCTAATTCTACCGGTTGTGGCATTAGCTGCATTGGTGGGAGCATTAATATTTTCTACAGCGTAACCTTCTATAATTAGATTATTATACTCTGTACGTAAATTATTTAAAGATGTAGAAGTATTGTTTAGAATTGTATTTGTAGCAGACAATCCGGTTTCTAGTGATTGAATATTATTTAAGAAAGACGCAGACTCAAGAGATGTTTTATCACTAAATCTAACAGCGCCAAGTAATCTTAAGTCTGCATTAAGTTCTGCTCTTGGTCGTGGAGTTGAAGGATTTTGATACTCAGGATTTTTAACAATTGGATTGGCATTATGATTTAAAACCAACATGTTGGCAGTTTGATTACCAGTAAATCTAAATGTTAATGTATTATCTGGATAATTTCCGCCACCACGATCTATGACTTCTATACTGTCACTCTTAATACTTAGACTGTCACCAATTAAGTTATCAACCATTAGTGTGCCGTTTGGCATATTTAATCTTTGCGCACTAATGTCTCCAGACATCAATACTTTGCCTTGATATCCCAACATAAATACATTGCTTGCATTATTAGCGATATCATTACCTAGATTATTACCAATAATTATGTTATTTGATCCAGTGTTAACAGACTGTAGGCAATTATAACCAAGAACGACGTTGTGACTACCAGTTGTAATTCCGCTTCCAGCCTGATAGCCAACAACTGTATTATTGTCGCCATCTGTGATTTTCATTAAAGATTTAAAACCAATAGCAGTATTTCTTTGTGCTTGTACAATATTTTGTTTCTGCTCTGGTGAAAATCGACCGCCGAAAGTATTACCTAGATCATCAACGAATAGTGGCTTATCTAAACTAAGTCCACCGACACTGACGGCATTCATTATTACATCAAACATATTGCCACTAGAATCCATAAACTGAAGAGAAGAATGTTTACCGTCGCCGTCAACAATTTTCTTAACAAAGATTTTGCCATAGCCAGATGCTGCGACAGGATTATCTGAAGACTCATACATTGCTACAGACGCATTGGGATTATTAATATCGCCAATTGTAAACATAGAATTGATGTTGCCACTGCCAGCAAATAAACCGGCCTGTTTAGTATTGAGTACTCTTAATACATTAGTGCGCTTTTCATCGTCAAACATGTTAATATTGAAAATACCACTTAGGTTGACATATTCAAGCTCTGTGCCATATGTTAAGCAGTTTTCAACACCAAGCAATTGTACAGCTGACTTCGTGTATCCATCGTTTTCTGCTGTAATCCTTGTTACAGCATCGCCAGTGCTACGAATATTAAGAATTGTGTCTGGCAATAAATAATCAGAATATTCAAAATTACTAATACCAACAAATCCATCTGCTGAGTCTTGTAGTAATGTAAATGCGCGCTTAGCGGTCGCTGAATTATTAAATGATCTAATTACAAATCTGCTAGGATACTGTCCAGCGTCAGCATTAAAGAATGATGGAGCATTGAGTTCAGAGTCGTTGATATAAATGCATTCAAAGCCCTTAAGTAGTTCGTTATTATTACTATCTAGTGTTCTATTGGCTACATTAGATAAAAATCTTTGTGATAAATTGACGCCAGAGTTGGGAGAACTAATAGTGATTGCATAATTACCAAGCTCTCCAGAATGAGAAATATAATTTACATTACTCAGTCCTGCTAAATTTCTATTGACATTATGTTGGTTAGCATTATACATCTTCCCATTTTTAACATGTAGACCAAGCCCATCATTATAGGTGATGATGGCTACACTACTAGGATGTATAACTCTATCTGTTTTAACATGGCACCCAGAGCCTGTGTGAATGCTTATATTAGAGTTCCATGATGATCTAGAATATACATCGTCAAACGACAAATTCTTAAGGGACCAATCTATTGATTTGAAATTAAAACTATATGTACGACTGTAATCAACGCCTTTAGATTTAATGTTTAGTCCAGCGCCAGACAGTTCTTCATCAATTAAATAACCTTGTGGCTCATCTGTTTCAGCGTTTGGAGTATATCTATCATATAATCCGTTGGGGCCACCGCCGTCTATGGTGTCAACATAGCCGCTAGAAGCAAGATACATTGTTTTATGTAAGTAGTGTGCCTGCTCAACAGCCTCAAAGCGATTAAATCTACCTACGCCAGCTACATAAATATTATTTACATATGCATTAAGCCATCTCTTATCAAAGTCACCAAGATTAAAAGCTTTGTCTGCTACTGGAACAATACTTCCACTGGCATCTATTCCGCCACTAATTGAAACATCATTACCAACAGATAGTGAGCCACCAAAAGATGCTGATCCGGTTGCAGATAATGCGCCAGAAATAACAACATTGCCACCTATAGTAGAGGAACCGTGAATTGTAGTATGAGAACTAATAGCAAATCTATTAGTATTAGAACTATAAGTGATATAATTATTATTTGGAAAAGATATGACACTTGTGAGATAAAGATTGCCCCATCTATATAAAGAACTACCAATATCAAAATTAGATAAGCCAGAGATGGTTGGATGAATGTGTCCACCAACCTGTAGTGTAGCACCTTCATGTAGATTTCTTGCAGCAATACCAACCCTGAGATTAGCTGATGACAAGTCACCATGAATTAATGGAACAAGTCCATCACCAGTTTCATTAGCACATAAAAATGCTTCATCTATAGGATGCGAAGCAATAAATAAACGATTACTTGTATCTCGATCAACATAATAACCGGCGGCATGGCCAATAGCAATGTTAAAATTACCAATCTTATTATTATTAAGCGCAAAGCTACCTACGCCAACATTACCGAAACCATTAGTATTACCAGCTAGAGCATGATATCCCAAAGCCGCGTTATCTTCGCCGTAAATATTACAGCTAAGAGCATAAGAACCAATAGCCGTGTTCTTAGCACCTTGATAATTGGCAGTAAGAGCAGAGTAGCCAAATGCAGAATTGTCTACGCTAAAATACCCTTCTAGACCAAGCTTGTCTAGAGTAAAATCACCAGCGCGAGTCGTTCTTGACTCCGTGGTGTCGAAATTCCTTGCTCTTAGATTTTGAGATCCTGTCAATAAGTGTACAGAATCAATAATGTCTAATAGATTATGCCTAATATCATATGGAGATATTTGCCCTGTAGAGTTGTCTGAAAGTTCTCTGACAATATTTTCTACAAGTTGCGGCTTTGGAATTATCATGACTAGCTTTCTCTTACTTGAGGCTTATTTCTAGTGATTTAGCATCAAACTTGACGTTATCACCAGTATAAATATATCTTGGATTTCTAAGTTGAGCATACATTAACATATTTCCCTGTCCATGGACAGAAGTATCTATAAGCGCAACGCCAGAAACCCAGCCCCAATCAGATAAAGCTGTGTTAAAAACTATTTGATTTCTGTTCTTGATAAAACCATTACCTTCGTATTGTGTATAACCGGGATCATTTACCTGTCCAGACTGAGCTATGCCAGAGGGAGAGTAAAAATTCACGCCGGGAAATGTTTTTGGAAATGTAAAGGTTACAGCAACTCCATTATTGTCTAATGATTCAGCAACATTTTGTGCTAAATAAATAGGATAGAAATAACCGCTATTTCCAGCCTCTGTGCTATAAACTTGATATGTTGTCGTTGTGTCAGAACCAACTGGTAGCCAAACATCATCACCAACTCCAGATGGTGCGCCTAAATCTTTTCTAGAGTAGCCAGTGCTAGCCATTGTGCTGCCTCTGACAACGCCAGTGGGAAGCTCTGGTAGATTAGCACCATTGTTTGAATCCAGTGGAACGCTACTTGTCAAAGCGATTGCTATAGAAGAAGGCTTGACAAACCCCTCGCTTCTAAATATATGGTTCAATAGTTTTGCTTCAAGATAGTCCGATATTGCGGCCATATTTATCTCCTGAAAAATGAATCCTAAACTACAATTCTATTGATATATACACGAAAAAGCCACCCCCAAGTAAATGAGGGTGGCCTGTAACGTGATGAGCTAATATCCTAGATATTAGAACGAGCCAAGAATGACTCTTCGGTTATCTAGAACGCCAAAGCCAAGCTCTGCCCAGCCATAGTAACCGGCGCGCTGCTGACGATGAAGAGTGGGATCTTCAAAGACCTGTAGCTGCTCCTTAACGGGCATGACAAAGCTATCGCTGGCTGACTGATCAAGACCAACCACTAGCTCTAGATCGCTGGCCTGAACAGAACCAGAAAGCTGAGTTGTGAAGAAGTCTTGATATTCTTGACCTTCGCCAAGTTCGTCAAGATCATGAAGATTGACACCGAAGATACGAGTGATGGGAGCGCCACCCTCTGGAGCGGTGTAAATCTCACGACGAGTTACCTCGTCAACTTGATCAAGACCCCAGTTGCGAACGTCTTCTAGGGCTTCTGGTGAAACGTACATGTCAGTTAGGCGACCGCGACCAACTGATGCACTATTACCACCGGAATTACGACGCATGACGGTCTGCATGAGAGAAACGAGTCTCTTGCTGAACATACCGGCTGTTGCATCGCCGTCGAACACTAGGATGTTACGATCAACGCCAGCAGCAAGAAGTGTGTGCCAGCCGTCATCGTTCATCTTCTTTACGAAGCCAGCTTCCATGACTTGCATGGCGCGGGCAACGATATCCCATCTTGCTTCACGGGCATAGCGAAGTAGATAATCTACAGATGAAGCGATACTATATGTTGGAATCATCACATAGTCGCCTTCAACGCTACGCTCGGGAATTCTACCGTGGCCGGGGTTGGTGTAAGCAACATGCTCACCTTCAAGGCCGGGAGAAATGAGGTCAAGGGGGAATTCGGTTGTTGAACCGGCTTCCACATTGATTGTCTCAAAGATGTTACCAAGGATATTACCGACTAGAACGCCCTTACGAAGAGGAAGTTCTAGGGCTTTGGCGAACTCACGCTGAGCAGCCTGCGCCACATTGATATCGGCATCCCCCGACTTGCGTAGGAGAGCGATAAATTCATCACTAGGTCTAGTATTTATTGGCATGGTTTAATTCTCCTTATATTTTTCTATTTTGTTCAGGGGAGGTTGACTTCTACTTTGGCATAACCATCCTCATCCTTGCTGGTGAGGAATGCGCCGACCTTGACACCACTAGCAACTGTACTTAAGTTACCAGCAGTGACTGTGCATCGGTAAGCATCTGCACCGGCTGATGGAGTGCCTGTTACATTGTTGGTTACAACATACCCCTTGCGGAGAACCGTAACCTTACCACCCTTCTGAACCTCATCCTTGTGCTGGTTGAGGTGAGTACGGGTTAGATCCTTGTTTACAACGTCGTTAAGTAGAACGCCTACTGGTACGCCACTGGTTGAATACTTCACAAGGTTGACACCTTGATCCATAGATGCGCCAGTGCCAGCGGTTGTGTCATGACACACGACGCCGCCGCGAGTAGCAGTTCCCGCATTGTAAAAGAAACTGATATCAGTCTGAAGTTCATATCTGTCTGCTTTTAGAGCCATAATTATTTCTCCTGTTTAAATCACTTACGTAGTACGTTTTCGGTTAACCATTGAGCTACGCTTGCTCTTGTGGCTTCTAGCTCGTCATTATCGTCAGAAGCGTCGATAAGAGTTGCCTCTGTTGACTTCACGCCATCAAAAAGCTCTTCCGACACTTCTTCTTCAGCGACAGTTTCTTCAACTTTTTCAGCTGACTCAGAAGCGTCTTCCGCTTTTTCCTTTTTCATTTCCTCTTTCTTCATCATCTCTTCTTTCTTGCTATGCATATTGGCCATCTTCTTCTTGTACATAGCAACAATCGAATCGAATGCAGAATCTTCTAATGTCTCATAAAGACTAAGAGACTCTTCGGCTTCTGCGTCTTCAAAGCCAGCTTCCACTAGGCTTGCCTTACGCTTGGCCATTTTCTCTTTCTTCTTCATGTCCATCATTTCACTTTGGGCGGCTTCTAGTTCTGCCTGCTTGGCAGCAAGAGCCTCCTTAAGTTCGGTGAGTGCGGCTTCGTTGGCCTGCACTGTTTCTTCAAGAGCCTTAAAGGCTACTTCTTTTTCTGCAAGACTTGTTTCTAAAGCAGCAATTGTGTCAGCATATTCTTTATCTTTTGCTGCTTCAACTTCTGCACGAACAATCTTGTTTTCTTCTTTAGCAGATGCTAGCTCACTACGAACTTCAGCAAGCTGCTTCTCTAAAAGGTTATTATCTGACATGTTAATATCTCCTTTGGAAACACTAGTAATAACATTAGTTTCATTTAAAGAGAAAGCTTTGCTAGCATCAAGAATAATACTTCTCGGATTGGCTGGCTTAGAAACCAGACCCTTTCCAGAGAAAGAAATATCTCTCAATGATCTACCAATTTTATAGCCTTCATACTCTCCGGTACCACCATACGCTCTTAAGTGTTTAGTTAAAAACGATGATTTTTCATCTCTAGCGATGACTTTTTTGGTTCCCTGTGGATCTACTACAGCATAGTCAAAACCAGCGAATAGACATTCCATAGATACGAACCATTTGTTTTGTTCGATTTCATCAATTATTTGATTCATCCTTTGACGATTTTCAGGATTAGTCCAACTGTTATATAGTACTGCTTCTGTAATTATATCAAACTCTTCTGGCATTTCTGCGTCATCTGCAATCTTGTTACCATTTCTATCAACAACATAGCTTCCAGTGATATGACCAATAATGTCGTTTTCATTATGCATGAAATTAAATTGTTTATCTTCTGGAGTATTTCTTGCAGCCCATGTTGCCTGTGAAGAAAAGACATCATCATTTTTATTCCATCCAGTTGACACAAGAACAGACTTAATATAATATAAATCAATCTGCTTTGGGTTGGCACTAGATGCTTTGATCTTCTCTACAAAATCAGATGAGTGTTGATGAGCGGTTTGGCATATAACAGCGGGCGAACAATAGGCGATAGAAGCTGTAGCTTGTACAGCGTCTGCAACGCCATCTAGGATTTCTTGCTGGTATATCTTCATATTTACCTCTCAAATCATTATACACAAATTACGAAGTAAATACGTGTTTAAGCCAAATTCTGCTCAATGTACATACCAACAATGCTGCGCCTATAATTTTCTAAAGTCATTTCTTCGATAGTAATTCCCCTATTTTTAAGCTCTAATGTAAAGTCTTTAGGAGTCTTGGCGTTGCTGAATAATAATTTAGTAATGCTGTCAGTGTTAACTTCTGACATTGCTACCGTATTAGTAAATACGTCTAATTTTAATTGCTCTAGATCTGATACTTGTGCCTTGGTTAATTGTCTTAAATTCTTCTTATTATTTGAGCTTAAATATGCCTCATTAATAATATTGGAAATTTCATCCCAAGCATTTTCTGACCAAACTACTAGTTCCGCAACGCCGGGAGTAGATCGTGGCTTTGCTACTCTTTGCTTTCTTGGGCCAGAATCTTGAGATAATGGAGGTCTACCGTTGGGGCCACTAGGCTTAGATGGAGACTGATTAGGTTGGCCGGTCATGGGTGCTGGTGGTAATAATCTGTCCTTTGGTACGCTGGTTTCTAGGCCAACGTCCTGTGGAGTTACCTTGCTAGTTTGTAAAGCCACTTTTTCAAGTTCTTGCTTATGTCTAGCGTTATGGAATGGGCCAGCCTTTTGTGGCAACGATTCTTTATCTCTGTCTGAGCTTTCTCTTTGTAGTCTAATCTTTTCGATTTGTGGAATTTCCTTAAATCGCTCGATTAATGTCTCATGACTAATAATGTCTCTATCTGCTAGCTGAATAAGTAGGTTCTTTTCTGCCGCTTCATCGGATAGTGTCATCTGATCAAAGTGAATATGAGCGCGATATCTAAAGCCCATCGAGCGACGAACCATTTCAATCTCTTTTTCCCAAAACTTGATTAATAGATCTCGTCCATATTGCAATCTCTCTACTAATGTCTTGAGTGAAATAAAGTTATTTGTAAATCCACCACCATTCGTTGCCATACCAGTTAATGTGGGCGGAACGCCAAGGCCCGCATAAATACTATTTAATACTGAATTATATTTCTCTGAGCCTAAGAACTTATATACTTCGCTGCTTGATTCTTTAAATGATAATTCTGGACCCCACACTAGTTCCATTGTGCCGCCACCAACATTGCTAGCTAAAATATCACGTAATTTATTAATAGCTGCCTTATTAGGAAGAATCTTGTGTTCTAGATTACCAAGAGTCCATAAACGAATGTTAGATATAGCGCCGTCTAGTGCTGAGAGATCTGCTAGTCTCATTTTCTCTAACATGATAATATCGTCAAGAATAGCATAAATCATAGGATTAGCCCAGTGCCTCCAATCATCCTTCTTATAATGGAAGATACTTAAACGCTCTGGGTCTAACTGAAACTCCTTTTTGCCTTCTTTAATGCCCTGCTTTAAATCTAATGGTAAGCTGTTTAGAACATCTGAAGGAATATCGCCGCTTTGGAATTTATCAAAGAAAGAATTAGCTGATATTGTATAATGATGTTGTCCACCTAGAAATAGCGATAAATTACCATCCTTCATCTTAACGGTGAGAGGATTAAAGAAATTATATCTCCATGGAATTAGATTCTCTTTCATATTAGGTACTTCTACCTTAATATCGTTAGCAAGAGATTTCATGTATTGATTTAGCTGCGGCGTCACCTTTGCGTAGCTACGATATATAATAACGTTGCCCGTTTTATATAGATTGTTAAGGAACCTTTCAGATCTTTCTTTACCGTTAATGCTACGGAACCATTGTTGATAAAATCGTTCTACAGATTTATTTTGATGTACAATCTGAATACCTTGACTACCAAAGTCGCCCATGAGATCAATAATATTACGAATAATACCAACTTTATCATATGCTTCCATGCACATTTTGATGACCTTGCGCTGCTGCTGTGGCACAGCCTCGTCTGGACGGAAGGCGTAATAATCATCTCTAGTAAAACCGGGCTTTACAGACTTGTTTGGCTCTAGATCAATAAAATGTCTATAGTGTGAACCCTGCGTCTTGGGTAGTCCAGTGTAGTGATCAATGCTTTCAGAGAATTGAGACATGGCGTTGGCCTTGCTTGTAGGATCATTGTCTTGCCATGTGATCATATCTTGGTCGTTCATAATGCCTTCCAGTAATTGGATTGTTAATTGGACTGTCTAAATACTAATACACATCTTTCATCTGATCTGCAAACCAGCTTGGTCCACTATATAGTCTTTCATCCGCCTTTTCCTTATGATCAAATGCCTTTATAGTAGCGAAGCCGCCATAGAAGTTATATGCTTCTTGCTCTGGCTTGCGTTGTAATATACGTGCAGCCATGTTTGCCATCAATAATGCTGAATATCTATCTTTGCGCATCTTGCTCTTTTTGCCTGTACCAACGACCAATTCTGGCGTATCCCATCTATCCCGACCGCTGGTAGTTTGTGTCATTTGAATCATAGATAATTCATCTTTTAATTCTTCTATATCTAGCACACAGTCTTCTAATGTGTCGAACATTCTATTTTTAATCATATCATCTGTACCAGATAGCCCAAGAGAAATAGAGTCAAAGTGTGGAAATAGTAGAACTTTATCTTCAAAGTCTTTTCTCATTCCGTGATTTGCTTCTGCTAGCCATTCATACTTAGCAAATTGACACATCTCAATAATATGTAAGCCACGTTCACCGTCTGTATCCTTTGGCTTATCATCTTCAATTACAGGCCATAATGGTAGCTCTCCCGGCTTCATTTTGTCTTGGTCATGTAGAGATTCTGTAACTGCTACACCGCCACCCTGCGCGTCAATAGCAATATGAATGCATGGAAATAGTACCATTAAGTCCCTAATCTTACGTGCGCAATAAGAATAGAAGTCTGTCTCTGTAGAATATCCCTTCTTAATTAACTCTTTATGTTCTGATCTAGTAGTTGTCCAGCAATATACAATACGACGATGATCGGGATTGGCCTCTAATACTACAATGCTAAAGTTATCTACTTCAGAAGCAGGGTCTACGCCGAATATATATCTTTTATTAGGATCTCCAATAAGCGCAGCCTCAAAATGAATGAGATCCCCTTTACTATCTTTAATTGGATTTTCCATGTTGCCAGTTACGCAAGACTCTATAAGTGATCTCTTAAAGAATCCTTGGCTGTCTCTGGTAAAGCAAGCGCCGTATTCCATTTGGTAGATACCAGTATGTACTGTAGCTTTAGAACGTGCTACTTGGTCTGCATCCATGAATCCCTTGGGCAATAGTTCATAGGGCATACGTATAATAGAATATTGTGTCCAATCGAAATTATCTGGATAGTCTTCGCCGCCAAAGACTTCTCTAAGTCTGCTGGGATTGCCTTGGCTTTTAATAATAGCTTTCCACTTCTTCCAATATGTAGCGAAGTGATTAAAATCATAGTATGCTGTACCAGATATCACAATTTGATTATCTTTCTTCTCGCCTGTCTTGTCTGGCATTACGTCTTCAATCTCAATGCCAAGTTCAGCCGCTTTCTTTCTAGCGGCTAGGCGCTTTACATTCTCAACTGGATCTGCACTAACGGCTGCGAAACCAGCGACTACGTTTTCAAAAATATCTCTAGGTATAGACGCAAATTCGTCCGCAATGATATCATTTGCACGTTGACCTCTGATCTTCTGGCCGTCACCAAGAGGTAAACACGTAATCGTACTGTCATTGATTCTCATTACGCATCTATCAGTATCTCGTCTGGGGCCACTATCTCCATCACACATATCTCGTAACATAGGTGAATTACGCCATATTGTTTCCATATATTCAAACAATACCTTAGACTGTCTGAATGCTGCGCCTACTACTACTATCTTGCGCTTGGGCAACATAATAGCCCTTAATATAGAATATAGAGATAATTTAAATGACTTACCAAGACCTCGGCTACCGATAAGCATAGGAAACTTACGATTCCACAACTCATTCAAGATCAATGACTGCATTGGAAGTAGCTGAATATTAAGTATATGCTGACAGAAAAATGATAAATATTCTGGCCTACTCATCACGAAGGCAAGCCTTAGATGAAAATCATCTTCTGAGGCATTTAACATTGACATAGGATTAAATAGATTAGCATCAATGCTATCTAATCCTAGCCAAGCTTCGTCAATTGTTTTTAGCTTACTCATTTACCGTGCCAGTTGTCTATAACAGTATCTGCAAATCCATAGTATACAGCGTCTTTAGCATCTATAAACCAATCGCCATGCTTAAGCTTACGAATTAAGAACTGTTTTACTTGCTTTTCGCTGGGCTTTTTGCCAAACTTGTCTTTGAAGAATTGTCCATCGACTGCGCGCTTAGCATATATACTAAACATTACATCTGCCAACTTGCGCTCATAGTCAACCCAGTTTTGAACGTTTAGGTAGTCGCCATTTGCGTTAGTTGATCCATAATGACACATAAAATAAGAATTGGGCGTCATTACGCGATAATCTGCGGCTTGTAAAATAATACTACTCATAGACTCAGCCTGTCCATATACAATCATTGTAATATATGAACGACACATGCTAATTGCGTCAAAGATAGCCATACCATCGGCCCACTCGCCGCCGATGCTATGCATATGAACAGTAATACCCTGATCACTCTTTATATCTAGAGCGCGTAAATTCTTTATAAATGTATTAGACATTCTATACTCAACACCGGGGTTTTGGTTATCCTCGGTGTGATAATGATTGTGTAGAAATATCTCTCTACTCTGGATATTGGCACCATAGTCGTGAAAATCCTTCAGTAGTTCTGGTTCCATTTTATTTCTTCCTTCCAGTAGTGTACATCTCATGTATTCGCTTAAGAATGCTGCTAACAACCAAGAATGCATTATATTTGTTTCCGCAGAAGAGGACTTGCACATTATTATACAACATAAACTCCATTAGACATTTTAACATATATTTACCAGTAATTTTAACAGACGCCTTATTTTTAATAGGTATTCTAGACTCATCGGGAAATTTAGCTAAATCTTCAACTGAAAATTCTAATACTAAAAACTTATGTGGAAATTCAGACATGCGCTCTAGTTCGTTTAAAAATGCATATTTCTTCTGACCTAGATTTACCGCCAATTCTTCTACGCAGCCTTTACGCTCAATGCATAGCTTATCTTCTAAACCTTTTATAGAATAATCGCCAGTATCTAGCTTTTCTTCGATCATACCAGCACAATTGCCGTATGCCTTAAAATAGTATCCTTCTTGTTCTCTGGTATCTTTAATAACAAAGAATGGTTCTAAATTATTTTCCATTTATGATACTATAAAATAGTTTTTCGTAATGGTGTTCTTTACCGTGGATAGATTTATGGCACTTTCTACATAATGTAATACAATTAGATACATCATAACGTAGTGCATGTGCAGTTGACCATTTCTTAATGTGGTGAGCCTGTAGACCTATTCTAGAGTTACAGTTGGGCATTTGACACTTAAATTTATCTCTTTTAAAGACTTCCTTTATTGTTTTAAGATATACGTCGTTATAATCGCGCTTCATAATCCTGTAATTTTCTCTATTCTAAGTTCCCGCTTAATTCTGCGACATAGTAATCTAGTTTCTATTGATGGATCTTGATCTATTAGTAATTTACATAATTTAGCTAATATTAAATAGCAGGCTTCGTCTGGATCTGCCGCCTCTACAAATATTAGGGCGAAAGGTATACTATATTCTCTTAGTGTGAATTTTTTAAGCTCCACATAGAAATTAGATAAATCAACTGTTAGTCTGAAGTTTCTCATTAAGCATTAACCTTACTAGATCCTCTAAGTTATGCTTTGGGGTCCATCCTAGTTTCTCTTTTGCTTTTGTGCAGTCTCCACGCAGATAATCTACTTCCGATGGCCTGAATAGCTCTGGATCAATAATAATATATTGTCTCCATTCGGGCAGGCCAGCCATATTACAAGCAATATCTAAAAATTCGGCTACAGTGTGTGTCTCTCCAGTACAAATCACATAATCATCTGGAGTCTCTTGCTGTAGCATCAGCCACATAGCTTCTACATAATCTCCAGCATATCCCCAATCTCTAAATGCATCTAAATTACCAAGTCTTAATCTCTTAAAGCTAGTACCCGTTACAGAAGGAAAAAGAAGCTCACCAGACACACTTAATCTAGAAGGATCAAGTTGGTACTTCTGTAGCCATCCTGAAAATTCTTGAATCCAGTTAATAATTTTCTTCGTTACAAAGTTATCTCCTCGGCGCGGACCTTCATGATTGAATAGGATACCGGCGCTAGCATGTAAATTATAAGCCTCACGATATAATCTGACAGCCTGATGGGCGGCACACTTAGATATCGCATATGGTGAATTTGGCATAAATTTGGTATCTTCGTTCTGGTATTTTGTACCATTAATATCTACATCATATGAGCCACCAAACATTTCGCTAGACGAGGCTTGATAAAATCTAATATTGAATAGATTGAGATCCACAATGGCCTGTAGTATATTCATACATCCTTTACCAGTAATATCCCACGTAAGTGCTGGCTGTTTGAAGGATGTTCCGACATGCGACTGTGCAGCTAAGTTGTAGATTTCATCTACATTCCCGTAATTACTTAGGACATTCATGATGCTACTTACATCTGTAATGTCGCCCTCAATCAGTTCGAATCTTTCATGAGAGAGTATATGTTTTATTCTTTTTGTATTATCTACACTGGAACGTCTTGCGACACCAATAACTTCGTAGTTCTTCTCTAGAAGTAAATCTGCTAGGTGGCTTCCATCCTGTCCTGTAATTCCGAAAATAATTGCCTTATTCATCAAATCATCCTTTTTGTTAAAATTCCTAAACCACAAGATTCCACAAAGTTATAGAAATATAAATTGTATTTACTAGCTAAGTCTGTTACGGCTAACTTGACATTATGAAAAGACTCAGTATCATGGAAGATGACACAATCAGCATGTTGTATAGACCATTCTCCACAATCAAGCGTGTCTTGATACGTGTGTACAATGTCTATATGAATTAAATCATAATAATTTTCGTTATTAACAATAAAATCTTGATATGTTGATTTCACTAATTCTATATTTGGATATATAGATAAAATCTGCTTGGTTTGTTCAAAATGGTTATTTTTAATTCCAGAATGTATATCTCCATCAAACGTATCTACGCCAATCACTTTGGTAAAGTAGTTGGCTAATGCAGATGTGGAGTATCCATATTCAACGCCAAACTCTAGGCATACATTAGTATTTAATTTAGCTCGTTCTATCAGATCTAATAGAATGGTTGGGATCTTGCCCCAAGCCGTTGCGGGCTGTATCGTAAGTGGCTCATGTAGTTTAATTGGTTCGTATAGCAACATTAGAAAAACAACTCCTTATACTGGTCTTAATGTGATCTTAGTAAGATTCATTCAATTACCGTGTCGGGAGTTAAAAAAGGTTGATCTACAATCCCGTCATCATATTTATGGAACGCGCTTAAGCGTTCCTTTTCTTTCATCATCGCCATCCTCATCTTTTCCATCTCGACCCCGTAACGCTTCAGCGTATCTGGATCTTGCATCAGATGTGCTACCCAAGATGTAAAGCTTTGCTTCGAATCTTCTAGTCTCTTAATTCTCTGCTCTCTTGTGCCTTTCATCTCTCTAAGCATTGCGGCCTTCTTGGTTTGTAATTCACGATAGTCTTTATTTAAACTCTCTTGGGCGGCTCTGAGAGAAGCTGTTTGTCTTTCTAAGTTAAATATATAGTCATTATCCTGTTGGTCTTTATCGCGGGATCTTTCGTCAGCAAGCATTGCTTCGTATGTACTAATTTGCGCAATGTTATCTTTATTACTTTTCAGGCATCTGTTCATAAGTATTTCTAGCTTAATTACGTCAATTACCTGTAACTCTTCTGTTGGAAATACGTCATCCTTAAACTGGGATATAATACGGGACCAATGATACTTAAAGAGTTCTAGTTCCTCATCGGTGAACTGGGACTTGAGTTCATAGTAATAGGGGCGATCCTCTAGGGAAAATGCGGCGGCTTCTTCGTTACTAATGCCAACGCGGAACTTACGTTTAATAAAACTTTCTACCGACTCTACATCTCTGTCGAGTTGCTTAGCAATATCTTCGACAGTCATAGTATCTACGAGTCGGGCGATAGCGCGTTCCTCTTCTTTTGATATCCTACCCTTTTTCATAACCATTATCCTCTAATATCTTTTTAAGGGTGGAAATTATAAACTCTTTACGTTTCTTAGGTACATATACATCATTAATAATCTTGAGATAATCTGCACGGAGTTCTTTGGGTAAATACTGGTCTATAATACGTTTCATTTCATTTGCGTCAATGGATGAGTCATTATCTATTTCGTCAGATGGAAGGGCGTCTTCGTATGCTAAGTGGGTTGGATTGAGGGCTTTCTTCTTATCCTCATCCTTTTTAGTAAAATAGTTATCTCTAACGAAGTTCTTAAGTCGGTTGGATAAGTTAACTGCTAGGAAATTCTCTAGGGGGCGCTTTTGATCATAACGATCTAGGGCGTCCATGCAGATTAGAAAAGCCTCTTGTTTTATATCATCAACGTCATATCCGTTGAATGTATACTTGGGGGCGATTCGATTAACTACAGTATTAATTTTATCCAGAACTTCTTGTTCTGTCATGTTCTTAGGCTTCTTCATGCCAATCCAAAACTCTCCATTTCTCTCCAGTATAATAACATAATGTCTTGTCTTCTTTGTTGTAAATCAAGGTGCCTTCTTTGGCATTAGAAATATCACAGGGGCTAAATTGAAGCTGTTCTGTTTTTAGTTTTTTGGCATAAAGCTGGGTAGTGCTAAGAATAAGCTGCTTTGTATAATCACAAAGGGCTGTTTTGGTAGATTCAGAAAAGCCTTCTAAGGAAGATAAGTCAGATGTTTTTAGTGATACAATACCTTCATCTGTTCTGGCTAAGAGTGAATTATTCTTCATATTGACTACAGATGGTAGTCCGATACTTTGTGATGCAATAATAGAATATGGATCTATTAATAGTTCTCCGGGGGTTGACGGAACGTGAGCCTTTGCTACAATGTACTCACCGGGAGAACAATATCTAAAGTTATAACAGGGTTCAAAGCACTGCTGGGGCGGATTGTTTTGATATTGATGAATAAAGGGCTGCAATCTACGTAAGAAAATAATATCATTTTCTTTTATTAGACAACCAATGCCAAATTCTAGATCTTCAACGGTATTATTACGCAGCTTCTCAATTCTATAATAGAAGCGGTTACTGGTGCCAAAATTATTATAAAAGCTGCAATTATTAGAATTAAAGGCATCCTTATTAAACTCCATATCTGGAGCATATTCATATAGAGCCTCGGTGCCAAGGAGATGCAAATCGAATGTATCTGGAAGAGGATTTGCTTTTTCAATTACTGGATTCTGAGTTATCTTTAACTTCATCTTCTTCCTTTTCTTTTACTAATTCAGCCATAGGAGCGTCGGGCTGTAGTAAGTCCTGAATAATACCGTAGTTCAAACTAGCGGTAGATTTGCAATTCAATTCACAATCTAATTGTTTCTTTTCGGTCATATTGGATCTCCTTCTACCTATTATACACACATGTAGCACTATTTGGCACAGGGGGCTGACACGGGAAGATTGGGTAATACATATCAATAATACATTGGATATTGCGTAATAACCACCCCACGCTGACGCGCCGCCAAAACTGGGAAAGTATTATAAGATAAAACTACCCCCATCTAAGTCTATATATATCAACCACTTAGATCATAGACAGTGGGCCAAATTTGATGTAAGTCCTTATGTAGCAACCACTTAGAGAAAATCCGAAAAAAATATTTTTTGCCTATTGACATTCAAGAATCCCGTGGTATAATGTCGATATAAGAAGTAAGAAAGAGAGAAAGAAGATGCAGTGCGTATTTGAAACTTGGCATACGAAGAATGTTGGCCCTAACGTTGTGACGTTCAAGGTTTTCCCGAGTGGAACCTACGTTATCCAGAGTATTCACAATGCTGGAAAAGACGTTACGGATTCGATCACTACGAATCGCTATGTTTCTGGAATGATTCGATTTTGGGTTGCAAATAAGATGATCAAGTATTAGGATACACACATGAAAATCATGATTGATGAAAACGGTATTGAGTGGCTTGTTGAGGATGCAGATGGTTGGTATGATGAGGAAATCAATGATTTACTGGACAACGGCTAATAGAGTAGGTGACAGATATACAGTATACCTCCATGGTAGGGTATACGCTGATCATGTCACTTTTGATGAATGCTACAATATTGTAATGCGTCTTAAGTCCTTGTGATATAACGACTTAGGTCGCATAGGGCGGGCCAAATTCGATGTAAATCCTTTATTGCCAATGACTTACGACAAATTCTATATATTGTGGTTTGAGTGTTGCAAAATGCTACGAAATCGTCTACATATAGGTTGCAAAATGCAAAAAGTGACGCATTATGCTACACCTACCTTTGGGGGATACGATCAGAAACCCCTTGTTTTCTAGGCTCAAAAAATCTTTGGCTTTGGCACGGCATGTGCATTATATAGTAGGTAGAAAGAGAGAGTGAAAGATGAAAGTTGTAAAGATTACAAATAGCACGTTGGCCTTCGTGGTAGATGGTAAGGTTGTGAGTTGTATTCAGAATGGGCAGTTTAGGGCAGATACCGCTAAGTTGGCCTACCTTCAGAATCTCCTCGCTCGATAGTGGGGTTGTAATCGCGGATAAAGTTGATAGAATAAGATAAAGAAAGAAAGAGAGAAAACCATGAAGTTCCCAATCGTTGAAAATGCCAAGCGTCAAGCCTTCCTTTGCTTCAAGGGCATCGCTATTCCTTGCGATAAGAAGACCGCAGATGGTTCGACCATCCGTAGTGAGAAGGTGCTGAAGTTCAATCGTAAGGCTATGCGTGAACTGAGCAAGAGTACACTAGTCAAGGCTGACCCTCGCCTTGTAGGTGGTGAGGATCGTATGCGGTTCAAGGTTGGTAAGCCCGGTTCCCCCGAAAGGGTGGAAGCGTTGATTGCACAGTATGCAAGCCTTATGGAAGATGAGATGTCCCCCTTTGAGGGGGAGTGATTCTCCACATTTGACATAAACCCTTATCGCCAAAGGACTTAGGACGAACGGGGCGGGCAAAAATCGACGTAAGTACTTGTCATATATAGAGTTGTAACGAATTGCAAAATGCAATGCAAAATGCTACAATGTGCAGCATAATGCAACACTGCCATAGTGGCATACATGCGTAAATCCCGAGAAAATCGCACAAAAAAATTCTTTTTGGTTTGGCACGGCGTATGCACTATATAGACATAGAAAGAAAGAGAGAATGATGATGAAAACGGAAAAGTTGATTCGCTGGATGGTTTGTGATAGTCGGACTGAGTTTCTTGGCTTCGTGTATGCAGAGTCCTACACGGTCGCTTGGATGGAAGCCCGTAGCCGCTACCGCTACGCTGACTACATTCAAGAGTGCTAGTCGCATCCCCCGATAAGGGGGTTGTACGGGGCGGAAAAGTTTGATAGATTGGTTAGAAGAAAGAGAGAAAGAAGATGATGACTGACAAAGAAACCGTGATGAATGAAACCAGTTGGGCTATGCGGAAGATCGCTGATCTGCGTGATAGGTTGGATGATGGAATGCCTGCGTCCATTCGTGCAGAGATCTATCGTGAGATTGATGCTATGGAAGATGTGATTTTCTACAATCAGGAATATCTTTCTACTTTAGGGGGTTGACAATGACACACTTCCCGCGTATGATGTCCTTTGTTGGCGAACTTCGTAAGGAGAAAATGATGTACGATTTTGAAGCAATCAACGGGATTCTCAATGATTTGGCCGATCAGAATATCGTAGAGCCTATCGCAGAGCCGATTGACGAGAGCGACTGTCATCCGCTAGATTGGGCAGAAGTTGTAGGGATTGCGGACGAAATTTTCAGTGAAATTTATCCTGAGTCAGAGTACACTAACTAAAAGGAAAAACAGTGAATCCCAACTATTTTCAGCCTACGTTTGAACAAATGAACACTAGCACCATTCAATTGTGGCTGCGAGAAGCACAATGGCAACTCCCCAATGAGAGGGGTGCGGTGCGTGAGATTCTGTGCGAGGGAATCAAGGCCGCTGCAACTGAACTTCTGAACAGATACAGAGCCATTAAGAATTAGTCGTAAGCCCTTGCTGCTAAAGGACTTAGGGCGAGGGCGGCGGGCCGCGTTCGTCGTAAACCCTTGTCAGATAAAGACTTAGAGAAATATTTTTCTATTCAAGATGCGGAGATAATTTGCCGATCTAATATATAGGAAGATTTCACTAAGGAAAAACAGATGTACAGTATCGTAATGATGGTCAGTATGTTAGGATATGGGGTAGGATTTGAGGGATTCGATAGTGGAAAGATGTACATTGGAACCTATACGCCGACCTGTGAATATGGGTGGGTTGTGACGAATAGGGAGATTTATTTGGACACGATTTTTCAAAAAAATTCTCTTGACAACTAAAGTCTGGCCTGTATAATGTCGATAACTAAGAAAGAAAGGAAACGATTATGAGTCACCCTGATCCGCTGTTCGATGAAGACAACGCCTATGAGGATGATGACATGATGATTGAGAATGAGAACTATGACGATTACAACGATTTCTATGGAAACGAGGAAGACGCAGCCAATGATTCATGGGCTGACCATTATGATGATAGCATGGACGGAGATCATGAATCCGGTCTTGCGAGTGCGGGTTGGGGAACAGATGAAGATTATGGGTTCTACGGTGATGACAACTACTACGGAGAAGATTTCTAATGTTGACCTACAAGTGCTTTGATATTGTGACTGAGGATGGTACGCCCTACAACAGTTGCGTGGTGAGTGTGCCAGAGCATGACATGAGTTGTGCAATGGAACGACAAGAGCATCTCGTCGCAGTGTCGGGTGCCTTGGAAAGCTTGGTTGGTTCGGTTGAATCGTTCAGATATGAAAGGGTGGAAATGTGATGGAATACATTCAACTTGATTGGATCAGTATGACGATAGGATATGTATCTGGTGTGTTCTTCTGTTGGACCCTGTGCGAAGTAATCTACGGAGAGAAAAATGACTGCTGAACAAAAGATCATCACGACTGCCTTCCTTATGGGCATGGTGTTTGCATACTTTATAAGTTGACGCAAAGCCTTGCCACGTAAGGACTTACGACGCGGCGGGCGGGCAAAATTTGCTCTAAGTCTTTATCTATCAAGCACTTACGTTCACCAAAAAATTTTCTAAAGATTTCGCTTGACGCCTGCCGATATACAGGATAGACTAGAGTGAAAGAGGAGAAGATGATGCTTGACGGATATCACAAGACGTATCGATTTGACAACGGCTATGGTGCCAGCGTTGTATCTACGCCATTCACGTATGGTGGCAAAAGTGGACTGTTTGAGGTTGCTATCCTTAAGGACGGCGGAATCTGCTACGATACGCCAATCGCGGATGATGTGGTAGGATGGCTTGACTTTGCTGAAGTTGCGGAGATGCTGGAAAAAATTAAGAAACTCCCTTGACATCTGCCGATATAGAGTATAGAATACGAACAACACAGGAGAAAGAAAGATGTATAACGGTTGGAAGAATTACGAAACGTGGAATGTAGCCCTTTGGATTGGAAACGATGAAGGACTCTATACTTTGTCCCGTTGCTGTGCTAATTACGATGAGTTTGTTGATATTCTGCGGAATTGTGGTACGCTTGAAACTCCTGACCATGTAGCCTATAACGATAGCGGCTTGGACATTGAGGCTATCAACGATGCCTGCTTCTCAGAAGATGTTGAAGATGATGAGGTTGACGAGCCAGTTGAGGCTTGACAACCGCCTGCCCGTATTGTAGAATGTAGAAAAGGTTTTCCCACTAGGAGTTGATTAGATGATGATGAATGTTGATGTTGCTTTGGCTGTTTGCTTTGGTCTGACTGTGTTCGGCCTTTGCGTTGCTACTTTCTTTCTTATGAATATGAGGGCCAATTTCACGAATGCTAAACCTAATAGTGTTTATAATTTTGATTATATTCAGCCATTGTCTGGTACGAGAGAACGATTCTTAGCCAAGGTTGTCTCTAATGAATCTTGGACTAATGATGAAATCGAAAACCTGAACGTGCGTAGTCGATATCGTAAGTATGATTCGATGTTCGCCCGTAAGGGTAGGCTTGTCAACTGTGTCATGCCTAATGGTGAGTATCGCCGGTTCTGGAGTGATCGTGTCGAGAATTGCAAGTTGGTTCCGGTTGGTGGTATTCTGTACAGGTTCGCTAGTTTGATTTGATCTTCTTTCTTTCTTCGCCAAAACCGCTCTAAGTCCTTGCTACACAAGGGTTTAGGGCGGCGGCGGCGGGCGAGATTTGTCGTAAGTCCTTATAGTGTATATACTTATGTAGAGTTTCGGATTTCTTCAAGACCATGCTTGACAGTTTCCGATATGGTATGTATACTGCATGGTGAAAGAGTAAGATGAGAGTCAAGAAGTTAGTAGTTGAGCCAAGTGAGAAAAGAGCGGCATTTTGGATAGAAAAAACAAACGAGGAAACATGGGCGAGTGATGCGGAAATAAGAGAATTATGTAAGGAAGAATATCCGTGTGAGATAGATGGACTGAGTATTCTAGATTGGATGAAACCGAATTTCAAGGTTGTACATATTGACATGAAATAAAGGGGTGATATAATGTGTGAGGAATACACGCAGCCCGAAGATGAAACAGTTGAGTTGTTAGTTTGGGAAGAATGGGTGGCATGGGCGGAACGGGAGTTGTCTTGCCCGAAGGACTAAGGTCATTAGTCCGCACCAGTAGTCAGCGCCAGCGACAAAAATTTTCAAGTTAGTCTTGACAAATTGCCGATCATATTGTAGACTAAGCATATGAACATATTCGTATTAGATGAGCATCCAGTAGTCGCAGCAGAGATGTATTGCGACAAGCACATTCCTAAGATGGTTGTGGAACTGTATCAGCAGTTGGGCAGTGCTTTGCGTAGGCACGGTGCTACAGATGATATGATGCCCGTTACGAAGGCTGGGAAGCCCCTTAAGGGCGGATACCACAATCATCCATGTACAAAGTGGGTTGGTGACTCTACGGTTAATTATACGTGGGCGACCAATCATGCCAAACAACTTTGTAAAGAATATACATTGAGATTTAAAAAGAGGCATTTCTGTGAAGATGGTATAGATAAGATGTATTGGATAGATGTGTTGAAGATGCCGTTTCCCGGCGTTGCTATGACACACTTTGCCCTTGCTATGCCAGAACAGTATAGATCGTCTAATGCTGTTGACTCTTACCGCCGATACTATATAATGGAAAAAGGACGTTTTGCGAAATGGGAAAAGGGGCGAGATGCTCCATATTGGTGGACTAAGGAGAATATATGACTAATATCTTTGACAAATATACTGCTAGACAATTGCGTGAGATATATACTACGCCCCAAGAGAATTGGCCGGAAGATTTCCTACACTTTATTCATGATGAAATTGCAAGCGAATTGCTGGATAACTGGCTAGAACAGTCTGACATGGATGAGTATATGGAAAAGGCTAGAGAAATTGTTGAAGATACCACTTATGGCTATGAAGATGAAAATGGAAACGAGATGCTTGACTTCTTGCCGTAGAAAGATATAATACATATATAAGGGCCGATGGCAGAATGATATCAAAGAAGCCACGGTTAAATGCAAAGCCGAGTATGGCATAACCCTTATATTTGCCCTTGTAGCTCAATTGGCAGAGCATCGGACTTTTAATCCGTGGGTTCTAGGTTCGATTCCTAGCGGGGGCATTTTGGGCTTGACAAAAGACAACTGACTAAGTATAATAAGATATATGAGCAACTTTCTTTACAACGAATTCGTCATGGGCGACCGTGACTACTATGCCGATCCTTATAGAGAATATGAGGAAGATATGATAGAGGAAGTCTATGACGATGAAGATACAGAGTTGAACATATACGATGATTCTAACGAATGGTATAATGTCGGGGAATAGAGAAGTTCGGTCGTTCTCGTCGGCCTCATAAGCCGAAGATCGTTGGTTCGAATCCAACTTCCCCTATTCGGAGGCTGACGTTTGAGTTGCGGTGGTAAATTGCGTGGGTCTAGCGACTAGATTGGGATAACCTGTACGATAAACCTACGGTCTGTTATGCAGCGTGGGGTTGCCTAACGGGGTTATACGTTGGGATAGTATACCAATCTAACGGGGTGCGATTCCCTGTCCACGCTTCAATACAACCAATAAAGCATGGTATAATTGCGACAAAGAAATGAGAATCACAAAGAAACAAATATCCAATGCTCTTAGTATTGATAGCGATGATTTGTCATCAAAGGATATGGCTATTGCATTAATGAACATTGAGGATATACTGGATAACGTTGCTGAGAATCTTGATAATGATTTTGAATCTGCGGCTTTGGGCGATGCTTCTAATCTCATACAAATGATAAGAGAAGGATTAAAGTAGTGGAATGGAATAACTCTCATAAGAATCCGCCAACTGTAGGACAAAAGGTTTATTACTTTGGTCCCAACATTGGGCTGTGGATCGGTCACTATTCTTATGAAGAAAGATCATTTAATCCATATTATTATGATGAGAATGGTGTGAAAGTGTATGAGGAAAAAGTGATAGAGCTTTGTTCTCATATATTCACCAATGCTACGTTTGGTGTTTGTGACGCCTGTGACGCTCCATTCTGGTATCCATATGATGAAGAACGAGCAAAGAGTTGGTGTCCAATCATTCCAGAGGAATACACTAAGGGGCTATATGACTGATGATCGTGATAAGGCTATGATTTATATCTTGAATTTTTTCAGGAATAAAATGGCCGCTGTGAACAAGCATAGTGTAAGTCAGATAAAAGAACTGATCTCTACTCACGAAATTGCCGTATCTGAACTTGTAGATAAGTATGTTAAGCTTGTCTACGAAAATTCCTAAGTCCTTATCGCACAAGGATTTAGAACTAAGGGGGCGGGCCGCGTTCGCCATAAGTCCTTACGTATCAACCACTTAAGTCAATAAATATTTTCTCATGATTTCCTCTTGACTGTGCCGATGTATAGTGTAGAATGACTGCACACACAGGAGGACGGTTATGAAGGTTGCTAATGGTAATGATAAATTGGGTAAGGGTTGTCTGGTCGTGAGTCGGCCCGTTGGTGACACTTGCCCTAGTGGCTGTGCATTTCTTGGCAATGGTTGCTATGCTGAAAATACCGAGAAGATTTATCCCGGTGTTCGTCCTGCTGGTATGCAGAATCTTATTACTGAGCGTGGCCGTGTTCGTGCCATGATTCTGGACGCTATGCGTCAAGGAAAGTCTATCCGCTGGCATGAGCGTGGCGATTGGTTCTTGAATGGTCAACTCGACACCGACTACGTTGATAATGTAGTTTGGGCGTGTGAGAGTATTGTGGCCGAGGGTAAGACTCTGCCCGATATGTGGTTCTATACTCATATCTATGATAGTCGCCTTGTGGCTATGGAAAAGTATATGAATGTATATGCCAGCATCCATAACGCTAATGATAAGGCCGAGGCGGTCGCCGCTGGTTTCAAGTTGTTTGCGTGGTGCGATAGCGATGAAAAGATTGCTAAGAAGCGTCCACGGAATAAGGCAAAGGCTGACGCATGGCGTAAGGCTCTGCCCAAACTGGTCGTGATTGACGATACGAAGTATGTCACTTGTCCCGAAATTCGTCGCGGTCGTGGCGTTGTCACTTGCACTCCGACGAAGGGTAGTGTATCATGTGACTTGTG